ATTCGCCAATGCCCGTAGTCAGTATAGTGAAATTAAGAATCTGTTTGACTATACTCCATCCTCGATCTTGAATGTGAATGACCCATCAGTTGAGGTGGCAAGAGCTTGGCAAGAAGCGTCAGTTATCGTTTGTTGTGGACTGGTGCTAGAGATTCAGTTTGATAGTTATGAAGATGCCATTGGTATTCAAAATCAGTTGATGGTGCAGATTGATAAGATCAGCAAGTTTTCCTCCCTCGATGACGAGCTGGGAATTGCACTTCAAGACCTGCAAACGGCCATGATTAACTACCTTGCTGAAGTTTCTTCTGACCTCTCACGGGTCGTTTCCCTGATTCTTCCAGAGACTACTCCAGCGTTGGTCATTTCATACAGTCTCTACGGAGACGTAGACCGTGAGCAGGACATACTGGATCGTAATCGGATTGACCATCCAGGATTCGTTTTCGGCGGAACAGGAATCGAGGTATTAGTCAATGCCGGATAGCAAAGTATATCTCGTAGTAAACGACTACCAATACTACGGATGGAAGTCTATATCCATCGAGCGGAGTATTGAGAGTGTGTGCGGTAAGTTTCACTGCTCGCTCATCGATACTTCTTCTGTGATCAATCCGGTATTGGCTCCTGGAGCTGAGTGTCAAGTTCTGATCGGCAGCAATATCCTTATCTATGGCTATATCGATTCTGTGGACCTCGACATCTCCTCGACTCAGGTTGTGTATACCATTTCTGGTAGAGACAAGACTGAAGATATTATTGACGGATGCGTTCAACTCAGCCCGGGGACTTGGAAGAATCAGCAACTATTTAACTTCGCAGGAATCCTCTGCAATAAGGTTGGTGTCAATTCCGTTTCCGACGGCTCGTTTACAGATGAAGCTGCGACATATACGGTAGAGATAGGTGATACAATCTTTACGGCCATTCATCGTCCCGCCAAGGCTCGCGGTGTCATACTGCTGACCGACTTCCTTGGGCGATTGAAGCTAACGACTCCTGGAGCATCAAAAGCAGATGATGCTTTACAGTTAGGCCGTAATGTGAAGTCTATGCGAGTCTCAGTAGACTACACGAATCGGTTCAACAAGTACATCATCCGTGCTCAGAGGACAAGCGGTGGAGGTGGATGGGGTTCGAATCCAGCAACGATTACCATTCATGGTGAAGCGACCGATCCCAACATTCGGGCTTCCCGAGTGTTAGTCCTTCCAGCGGAGGATCAGGTATCTAGCCGTCTCGCGATGAAGCGAGCACAGTGGGAAGCGTCCACGCGCAATGCTATGTCGGAGACGATCACGATTACAATACCTGAATTCTACCAATCGTCTGATAGGCTTTGGAAGGAGAATGAAATCGTGAATGTGAGTGGGGAATATGGTCAGTTCACGATCAATTCTGACTATCTAATTACGTCAGTCACCTACTCGCTCGATAATGGTGGACGGTTGACTACCTTAACTTTACGAGACAAGGATTCCTTCAAGCCGGAACCGATTGTTCCCCAGAAGGCGTCGAAGCAGAAGGGGAAGTCCAAATGGCTTTGAAATTATCAGAGCAACTTGAACGTGTTCTACGGCCAATACGAAATCGTATTGCGTCGATGGTAGTTTGTGCTCTTGTAAAGTCAGTCACAGATTCTGATGGTCTTCAGATTCTGAAAGTCCAGATGGGGAGGGATGAAGTTAAAGATGATGTCGAGAGAATCCAGCAGTTTGGATTTACTTCGAATCCGCCAAACGACAGTGAGGCTATTGTGCTGTTCGTCGGTGGAAATCGGTCTCATGGTATCTGCTTGGCGACAGACTCCTCAACCTATCGGATTAAAAATCTACCGAGTGGAGCCGTTGTTATTTACAATAAGAACGGTGAATACGTAAAACTGACTGAAGATACTATTGAAATCGTCAGTGGGAATAAGGTTCTGATTGATTGTACAGAAGCCGAGATCAAAGCTGATACGGTGAATGTGAAGGCTGGAGAAATCAAACTTGGAGACGGCGTGATGCACAAGGCTCTGGCAACGGAAGATTTCGTAACGAGTGTTTACAAAATGCACGTTCATCCGACTGCTCCTCCAGGAATCGTATCAGTTCCAACGCCGATTCCTATGCCAACCGAACTCACAAGTAAAACGAAGGCGGAATAATGAGCGGATATGCTGTCCTATGCGCAGGATTTGATTCCCCTTTCCAGAGTGAGGGCACTTCGTTTGGACTTGCTCTCGGAGGGAAGGTCTATCTGTCTGGCTCAACTGGAAGACTCTGGGAGTGGAACGGTGCTTCATCGACGATGGTGTTAGTTGCGGATGCCGGTCCGACGTTTAAGACGGACCTCTGTGTCTTTGGAGGCGTCATCTACGGTGCAGGAAATAATGGCACTCTATATCGATGGAACGCGGCAACTCCATCAGTATCAAAAGGCGGAACGGGAGCATGGGTTGCCGTTGCTTCTGTCGGAGGGGATCGGCTATTTTCGGTTGGAGTGTATGCCGGAACCTTGTATGTTGGATCGGGTGACCTTGGCCGATTGTATCGGCTTGTCGGTAGTAGTTTGAATGTCGTACTTCCGATTCTCGCAGAGCAAGTTATCCACTATCTTCTGTCAGTCGGAATAAAGTTCTACTCTCCAACTGCGTATCGCGCGAAGCTTTACGAATGGGATGGATCGGTTTTAGGTTGGCGAGATGTAATCGCTACGGCAGAATACCTCGGGCAAACTGAAATAGCCACTATCGCGAAAGATTCCGTGGACAGTATCTACGCTGGAACAAGACCTGACGGATACCTATTCAAGTGGAATGGAACGAATGACTGGACGAAACTTGCCGATCGTCCTGCTGGAATCACTGGTCATGTTCATTCCGTATTACATTATGCCAATCAGATTTACATTCTGTATAGCTCCGGAGGAGTTGCGAAGTATGACATCCATACTGGAATCCTGACCACACTCGTGTCAGAGATTTCCTATGGGGGATTCACCTCGATGCTTGAGTTGGATGGAAAAATATTCGTAGCCGGAAAGAACGGTCTCTACCGTATCTACGAGTATGTTTCTCCTGCAGAAGCTGAGGTTGAGGGTGGAGACGTCAAGTTGCTTTATGGTATGGAATACTTCGATACGGCAATCAGTGATGGAGATTTCGTCCGAGAGCCTGGACTGGAGACTGCCGTAGTGATATCGCTATTTACTAATGCTCGGGCTGATGCGACTGATATTCTTCCAGACAATTCAAACTCGCGGGAAGGATGGTGGGGAGATCGAGAAATCGGAAGCAAGCTCTGGCTTCTTCAACGATCTAAAACTCAGGCCGAGGTTGCAGAACAGGCACGTCAGTATGCAGAACTCGCTCTTGCCTGGATGGTAGAGGACGGGATAGCCAAGTCATTGACTATCACCGTTGCGATCACGAGCTACGATACTATCTGGATCACCATTCAGATTCAAATGCCTGAGGGCGATCCGGTATTTTTCAAGTACTTCTACAACTGGACCAATCAGCTTTACGGGAGGATCTAATGCCATTCACACGTCCAACTTTACAAGAACTAATCAACCGAGTTGAGTCCGATGCCGAAGCATTGCTGACAGGCAGAGTTGCTTTACTTCGGAAAGCTGTCATACGAATCTTCGCAAGGTTGATAGCCGGAGCGTCTCATATCGCATACGGGTTCATCCAGAAGGTTGCTGAGATCATTATGCCCGATACTGCAATCGGTGAGAATCTGGATCGTCACGCATACATCTGGGGCGTCGCGCGCAAGGCCGCGACTTTCGCGAACGGCCCTGTCATGTTTACTGGAGACAACGGCAGCGTCATTCCGGTGGAAACTGATTTACAGGATGCACTTGGAAACGAATATACAACAACTGCTGATGGTGTGATCATTGTAGGGATTGCCGTTGTCGAGGTTCAAGCTAAGTCCCCGGGCGTGAATTCGAATGTGCTGGAGTCCCGTCAACTGAACCTAATTGCGCCACTCGTGGCCGTAGACTCTGAAGTTCGTGCTGGTCAGTTTGAGTTGCTATATGATACACTCACTGGTGGTCTGTTCGCAGTGGGAAATACCATTACGAATACTACGCAGACGGGTTCGGCAATCGTTATAGACGATAACGGAATCGGAGAGATGAAAGTCTACATCGTTGCTGGGGAATTCTCCGACAACGACGTATTCAATAACGGATCGGGCGTTTCAGCTGCGGTCACCGGGACTCCTTTACTTTACGCGGGAATAACTGGTGGACAGGATGCTGAAGTTGATGACGACCTGAGAGAACGTATCCTGCAGCGGATTCAGCAGCAACCTTCAGGCGGAACGGCGGCTGACTTCGAGCGATGGGCAAAGGAAGTAGTTACGGCAAATGGAAGTATCAATGGCGCGTGGACCTTTCCAGCGACTCCGACTCCGGGATATGTCACGGTAGTATGTAAAGCGGCTGGAGCTGATCCGGTTCCATCCGCAGGTCTGATTACTGATGTAGAGGACTATCTTGATGATAGACGGCCCGTTACGTGTGATGTACTCGTCGAACCAATCGTGAAGGTAGAAGTCGCGTTGGCAATTGACATCACTCCGAATACCACAGTTATCCAAACTGCTATTGAAGATAATTTACAAGAGCTATTCGAAGCTGAAGCAGCTCCGGGTGAGGACATGCTTATCAGTCATCTTCGTAGTGCTATTGGCAACTCGGGGGTCTTTGACTACAATATCACTGGAATCACGCTGAGTCCGGGAGGGACGCAACCGATTCAGGATATTGCGGTCACAGACTTCGAGTATCTCGTTCTTGACACAGTAACCTTCTCCACGTTGTGAGGTCATAATGCCAATTGATTTGACCAGACTGATACCTCCAAAACGATTTGGAGAAATTGAATTCATTCGGATGCTGAAGAAGCTATGTCCGCGTGGTCCGGCCTGGACATTCCCGGTTGATACTGTCCCCTCAGGGGATTGGCGGTATCTTGCGACCTATATCGACGAGCAGTTTGCGGGAGGTACTCTCAATCCGTTTTGGGATACTCCAGCATCTGGATGGGGATTTGTCGATTGGTCTGGCGATTGGGCATATAATGGAACAAGTGCTCCGCCGAGTTATACAGATTACTTCAAAGGATATTTTATTCCCGCCGATGCAGACTATGACTTCGAGATAGGATTCCGGTTTTGGGGAACCGATTATGGTTCAAGTCTATTCTTCCTTTCAGAGTATCCCTTTGGATACACGAAGATGTCTCTCGGATGGATAAGTTCGGGAGGTGGAGATGGTGCTATTCAAGTTAGCAATGGGCAAGGAGTCTACGATGAGATTCCATTGAACCAAGTCTACGGACAACAATTCTGGCTCAAGGTCAAGAAGATCAATCACAGAATCCAAGGATACTACAAGCT